AAATACCAACGTTTTCCGCGATGTGGAAAACTCTGCCTGTAGAACCAAATGAGTAATCTTCCAAAATTACTTTCTTTACTCTATTATCAAACCAACGGATTGCCTCTATGGTCCATTCTGCCAAAAACTTATACTTACTTAGATCACGCAACTCTTTTGGCAATTTATAACAATTCACATTTTGAATGGAGGACCACCCATCCCGCCACTTATCAATAGCAAAACAATGATAAACACAATTAGAAGGATTAATTGTTCCATCGTCTTTAAATACACATATACTTGGGCTAGTCGTTGAATAATCAATTCCTGCACATATCAATTAGAATCCTAACCGTTGCAATTCCTGTATACTATTTTTAGTAGAAGTATGATGAATTGCAATTCCACCTTTAGCTTTAAATTCGCTACAATTTTTTTCAAGATCATCTATTAAGAGATTAGGAGAAAGATTCTCTTCAGCAGCAAAAAACTGCTTTTCTTCTCTAAAACAAACATGTATCTTTGAAGGATATATTTTGAAGTTATCAAAACACCATTTAAATTTTTGAACGCGTGCGGCGTCAAACTTACCTTTTTTGGGTATGGCTGTTAGCACATGAACATCAAATAGTCCGCGAACATAATCAACCAATTCATCAGCATCGGGCATTTTTGGTAATGTATTGAAGAAGTCAGGATTTAATTTATCCCATCCATCATTCCATTCTTTTTTACTACCAAATTTATCAATAATTGGCGTATCAAAATCACTAAGAACGCCATCCATATCAAGAAAAACTATCATTTTCTAATCATAAATGTATTTGGTATCCGGATTTCTTTCCTTATACGTTTGATCGAGAATATCCTCCAGCCAGACTTTTCCAGTCCGTTCTGGAGAATTCTCGATTGATTTCCAGATCAACGAAAGTGTTCTCTCATCTAGAGAATCAGTATACGTTTTGATAACTTCCATGCAGTCATCAACATATTTTTCGAAGTCTGTTTTCATTTTGCCCTTATATTATATGATATATTTATTGAAAAATCAAGTATTAATTTCTCATGTTAAATCAACTACTTCGCAGCCTCCAGGTGCGGCACAGGCTGCAGTTTGCGCTCCAGCAGTATGATCTTCTTTCTCATAATCTCCTAACGCGCTCCAATCAACATTTTTAGGCATCGTTTTTAACAATGCTTTATATTCATCTTCAGTACAATCTTGATATGGTGCTTGCTTATAAGTGTGCTCACTAAATGGTAAAAATGAAATACCGCTAATATTGTCAAAATTATCCCATACCCAAGAACCTACACCTAACCATTCTTCTTCCTTAACAGATATGGTTACAGAAGGTTTATGTTCACACCAATGATCTTGATAAACTTTCCAAAGTTCTAATTGCTCTAATGCAGACATATCTGTTCTACAAACTGCATTTTTTGGACTCATCATTGGAAAAGAAAATACTGTAGTATGTTCTGGTTTTGTTACATCTGGTTCATTAGGAAAGCCAGCATCTATCATGAACCTACACAAAGGATCTTTATTATCTGCTCGCACTGTTCTGATGTAATAAGGATTATGACGGGCATGAATACCAGAAGCGCTATCAACCAACTGAGAAACAGTACCCGAAGGCTTGACACATGTAACGGCGGCTGATCTAGGGATACCAAGTTTATCAGCCCATTCCACATTTGTTTTAACGGCAACGTCACGGAGTTCTTCCAATAATTCACCAGTTTTCTTTTTACCAGCTTTACCATTTGTTAGTCCATTATCCATGATTCCGGTAAGGGATACTCCCAATAATCGCTCATCTGTACAGTTTCTGTTCCACTCTCTTGTAAGATATTTGAAGTCTGTAAGGGTAGATTGGAATGTTCCAAGTACGGTCGCACTGCGAACTTTGTCCTTGAGAGACTCGCGAGTGTCTGATCCCCTGACAACGACTTCAGAAAGGTTGCAAAACTCTCGTGACCGAAGAATGATTTCGCTGCACGGATTTGTGCCAAAGTCGTCTCTTGGTATTCGTCTTCGAATGTAATTTCCACTTCCATCTTGTTCTCTTTCATTTAATTTTTCTACTTGATTTTTGGCCGACATACTGTTATAGATTCCTCGTTCCACGGATTTACTATCGTAGAGAGATAACCACTCACGCATGAAAGTACCAATGTCTGGTCTTTTCTTATAGTTAACCGAATTATTTGCGAGGGCACGTTGGACATTTTGTTTCCACCATTCACCAGTTTTGGCGAATCGCATTTCTCGATCATTAAGATCGCTGAGGCTGATAAGAGCAGAACGCCTAACGCCACCAACCACCACCACCTCAGCGGTTTTACAGATGATGTCGTGGCATTCGACTGGTTTAAGTTTTCTTCCTGCGGCAAGTTTAAATATCTCCGTAACAAAGTTAAATAAATCAACTAGAGGTTCCGGACCACTTGCCCTACCACCAAAAGTTTTTAAAGGCATCCCTGCTTTTCTTACTTTACTTACATCCCATTTAGGTATTAGACCTTGATACAGTAACGCTACTAATTCTTTATAAGCTTTACACCAGCCTATTTTACTATCAGCTACAACTACAACTGTTTCTGTATCATAAAATTCTTCTGCTATTGCTGGCATCTGTTTACAATATTCTTCTTCAACAGAAAATCCAACCCCTGTCCCGCTCATTAATACATACATTATTTCATCAAACGTTCTAGGATTATCACATTTAATATATGAGCAATTGTAACCGGCAACGTTTTCTTTTTTTAATGCGGCTCCAGCTGTCATCAAACATCTCATAGATGGCATTACATCTAATTTCAATACGGCATCTTCTATTTCTTTTCTATCTTCATCTGTTAAATCATAACTACATTTCTCTTTTAAATCTTCCTTAAAAAAATCAAAAAATCGTCCAACTGTTTCTGACCAAGTTTCACGTCTCTCTTCATCATATCTCCATCTTGCATATCTTGAAAGATGGATAAAGGACTGGTATTCCGTAGGTAACATCATTCTTCTTCCCCTTTTACTTTGAGCTTTTCTAAAAATTCTTTTGATTCGCGCTCTGATAACCCGTACTTACTCATTACCCAACTGCCATTTAAATTATCTCTAATAATATTCATTTCTCTTTGTGAGAATGAAACCGCGTTTTGTATGTAATCTTCAAATGCTTCACAACAAAGGGGAAATTTCGGTTTTACCATGGCGTACATGGCGTCTGCATAATCACGAACTTCTTTTTGTGCGTGCGCGTCCATTCTCAATTTACAAAAATTGAAAAAATTATGTAAATCTATTTTCCAAATAACTTCTGTATAATTGCCTACAGGCAGTATTGAGCGTGCTAATTCTCGAGCGACATCAAGATCTAGTAAATTTTTGTAGGCCCAGCCGGCGTTGTCATATTGGCGATTAAATTCAAATTTAACTTCGCCCTTATTTTCAACGTCTTCTCCCCTACCCTGATTATTCTGTTTTGATTGCTTTTGAATATCATCATCATGTGGTACGTAAAAATCATTGCTCATTATCGAGTATCGTCCTGAATACTCATTTAAGTTCGCTGTCCGATGCCGAACTATTTGTCTCATTACGAAAATTGGTAATTTGATATGAAACTTCACTTCACACATCTCAAATGGTGATGTGTGTTTATGCCTCATTAAATACCGAATGAGATTTCTTGTCTGACTTGACTTCCGTGTTCCTTGACCATAACTTATTCGAGCCGCGTTTTCTACTTCTTCATCATCACCCATTATATCTAATAATTTAACAAATCCAAATTCATGGACCTTCACTTCTTCAATCATATTCTTTTCCATTGATTTAATTTTACCCTTGCAGGTAAGCCACGAAAGGTATTTGTATTTATGGTATCGACTATGTCTAAAATATCCATTCCATCCAAGACCATATCATTAATATCTTTTACTTTAATCGTATCTGGCCAAATGCAAACTGCAAAGCCTTTCTTCATAGCCTTTTCCATTTTAGCAACAATTTCTTTATTTCTCCGTTCATTATCATATACAAACGTTACATCCCGTGCGTAAAATTCTGATATATCATCTAAATCACTACCAGCCATTGCGAGAGCGTTAGGGAGAAACATGCTATCAATAGGTCCTTCCACGATATAAGTTAGTTGCTTTGGATCATTTCTATCTAATCCAAATATCTTGCTTGCAGATTTTTCTATCTTAACTGTAAAATATCTTAGAGTTGAATTTTCTAAACTTCTTCCTTGAGCAGCAATTAGCTTTTTATTCCTATCAAAAAATGGAATAATAATTCTAGGGTCATCTGGTCTTAATCTTGCAGCTAATTCTACATCATATTTACTTACCCAACTTTTAAAACAATCTGCAAAGTACATATCTGCATAACGTACTTTAGGTATTTTTCTTACATCACAAAATTTTACAGCTGGATGATTTGCACCTAATTCAGTTAACTTAGGACACCCTATCTTTGTAAATGTAGGCTTTCTAAAAATTGGAACTTTTTCTTCTCTTTCCGGATGAGTATCAAAACCTTCATCTTCTCTATACTTTTCAAAAGCATATTGCTTAGCTAGTGTAGGATCGAGTTTGTCTAATAATACTTTTAAAGGTCCACCAGAACCGCAATTATGACATTTATAAATTAATTGCTGTTTTTTATTAAAAAGATACCCTCTTGCTTTATATTGATTCTTTTGAGAATCGCCACATAACGGGCATCT